TTCACCTTGTCTATGTTTTGACGAGAGAATCCATATTTATATACAACACAAATAACTAAAAGATAATGGCCGAACAAATAGTATCACCGGGAGTATTTCAAAGAGAAACCGATCAATCGTTCATAACACCTGCTCCAGTAGAAGTAGGTGCCGCAATCGTTGGTCCTACAGCAAAAGGGCCTGTAGAATTTCCAACTGTAGTAACTTCATTTGCAGATTATAAAAATAAATTTGGAACAATTTTTACTTCAGGTTCTGATAATTTAGAATTTTTTACATCAATAGCAGCCCAAAAATATTTTTCTAATGGTGGTAGAAGTTTATTAGTTACTAGAGTAGTCTCAGGATCTGGAAGTGACTGGGATAGAGCCACTAGTACCCATATTTCTGCTTCTGATAAATTATCTACACAACCTTTTTCCTTACAAACTATAGGTGAAGGTACTGTATTTAATAACTCTACAGGATTAACTGATGGAGGTCAACAATTTAAGGATGGATCTTTAGCAACAGGATCTAAAGATAATTTAAGATGGGAAATTAGTGGTATTAATAATACCGCAGGTACTTTTAATTTAAGTATTAGAAGGGGCGATGATAATACTAATAATAAAATTATCTTAGAAACTTTTATAGGATGTAGTTTAGATCCTAAATCTGATAATTATATATCTAAAGTAGTAGGTGATCAATATGCTTCAACCACTACAGAAGAAGGCCAAACATTTGTTAGAATCAATGGTGAATACCCAAATAAATCTAAATTTGTATTTATACAAAGAGTAAACCTATCTACTCCTGATTATTTACAACTAGATGGCACAGTAGGAAATGATGCAGGTGGTACTTCTTATAGTGCTAGCCTTCCTACAGCTACAAGTGGTGCATTCCAGGGGGCTACTGGTACTAATCTCCCAACGTATGCGGGAGGTTTAAAAACTTTTGATGGAATTACTGATACTAATTCACAAGGACTTGTAGGATCTGACTATACAACTGCTTTAAATATCCTTAAAAACAAAGACGAGTATAGGTTTGCTACTCTTACTATTCCGGGTATGTACCAAGCAGGAACATCTCATGCAACAGCAGTAGCAAGTGCTATTGAATTATGCGAAGGAAGAGGAGACGCTTTCCTTATAACTGACCTAGTAAAATACAATGCTTCTTTATCTACTGTAACTTCGGAAGCAGCTGAATTAAATACTAACTTCGCAGGTACTTATTGGCCCTGGGTTTCAGTCCCTTCAACTGAATTAGGTAAAAATGTATGGTGTCCTGCATCTGTAGTAATGCAGGGTGTATATGCTGCTAATGATAGAATAGCAGCACCATGGTTTGCCCCCGCGGGTTTAAATAGAGGTGGATTACCCGTAGTAAGAACCGAATATAAGTTAACACAAGCTTTAAGAGATACACTTTATGATAATAAAGTAAACCCAATTGCAACCTTCCCAAGAGTAGGTCCTGTTGCTTATGGTCAGAAAACACTACAAAAGAAAGCAAGTGCACTTGATCGTATTAATGTAAGAAGATTATTAATCTCTCTAAAGAACTTTATTGGAGATACTTCTAAAAACTTAGTATTTGAACAAAATACAACTGTTACTAGAAATAAATTCTTAAATGCTGTTAACCCATTCTTAGAATCAGTACAACAAAGACAAGGTTTATTTGCCTTTAGAGTCGTAATGGATGAAACAAACAATACAGCCGAAGCTATTGATAGAAATCAGTTAGTAGGACAGATATTTATTCAACCAACTAAAACAGCTGAATTTATAATCTTAGATTATACAATCCAACCAACAGGTGCAACATTTAACGACTAAAAACTTAGGTTTAACATATTTATAACAAAACAACACAACAATGGCAATATTAAGTTCAGCAGATATGTTCTACACAGCTTACGAACCTAAGCTGCAAAATAGATTTATATTCTATATAGACGGTATTCCTGCTTATCTCATTAAATCAGCAGATAAACCCAAATATACCGCAGAAGAAGTGGTTCTTGACCACATTAACGTGAAAAGAAAAGTTAAAGGTAAATCCGATTGGAGTACCATTAACTGTACACTATATGATCCTGTAACTCCTTCAGGTGCACAAGCAGTAATGGAGTGGGTTCGTCTACATCACGAATCTGTAACAGGTAGAGATGGTTACTCTGACTTCTATAAAAAAGATGTTAGATTTAACACATTAGGCCCTGTTGGTGACGTTGTTGAAGAATGGATTTGTAAAGGTGCTTACGTTACGAATGCTGAATTTGGGTCGGGTGATTGGACTTCATCTACCCCAATGGAAATCAGCTTAACCATTGCCATGGATTATGCAATCTTGAATTACTAAGATTCTTAACATAAATAAATTAAGAGGTGCGCAAGCACCTCTTTTTTTTACATATGTATATGCAAACATATAAAGTTGTAACAAATGGAAAACCAATCAATGTTCCCTACTGAGGAAGTTACTTTACCCTCTAAAGGTTTAATTTACCCACCTGAAAATCCACTATCAAAGGGTACTCTTGAAATGAAATATATGACTGCAAAGGAAGAAGATATCCTAACTAATGATAGTTATATTAAAAATGGCACTGTAATTGATAAATTACTTCAATCTCTTATAGTAACCCCAATTAATTATAATGATTTAATTGTAGGTGATAAAAATGCAATTATGATTGCTGCTCGTGTATTAGGATATGGTAAAGATTACTCATTTACATTAGAGGATGAAGAACATACTGTAGATTTAACAGAAGTAAACGATAGAGAGTTACAAGAAGAGCATCTATTAGAGAAAGGCAAAAATGAATTTAGTTTTTTACTTCCTACTATTCAAAAGAACATTACTTTTAAGATATTAACTCATGGTGATGAGAAAAAAGTTGAAACTGAAGTAAAAGGTCTTAAAAAAATTGACAAAAAATCCTCAGCTGAATATTCAACTCGTTTAAAACACATGATATTATCTGTTGAAGGTGATTATGAGCGTAAAACAGTACGCCAATTTGTTGATAATCAATTATTAGCTAGAGATTCAAGAGCACTAAGAGAATACATTAAAGAAATACAGCCTGATGTTGACTTGACTTTTGATCTTGAAAATGAAGCTGGAGACGTGAAAGGCGTTCGGATCCCAATTGGGATCACGTTTTTTTGGCCTGACACCGAGCTATAAATTCGACGTTTATAATGAAATTCATGACCTAGTATATTACGGGAAGGGAGGATTTCTATATTCTGAAGTATATAATATGCCTATTCACATTAGGAGATACCACATTAGAAAAATTAATGAAGTTCATACTAAACAAAACGAAGAGCATAATAAACAGATGGCTAAAATCAACCAACAATCAAAACAAACCTCTAAGGCACCAAGGTTTAATAAAGGGATTCCTTCTTAATATTTATAACCATACCCTTAATATAAATGGCAGACTTAGGAGATACAGCAGGCAAAGCAAAAGAAGCTTTTGGGGAAATAGAAGATTTAGTTAAATTACTAAATGAAAGGCTAGAAGATTCTACCGATTATGCAACAGATTTTGTTGATGCTCTAAAAGAAGGTGAAAAATTAGCGAATAGTATGGCTAAACTTGCTCAAAGAAGCGCTTTAGATCATAAAAATGCTGCTGACTTCCAAAAAACCGCAAATTTTGCTGCTAAAAAAGCCCTTGAGTCTAAAAAACTTGCTAATAAGCTTGATGATGAAGCTAAAAAATTAGCTGAAGCAGCTGCTAAAGCTTCAGATAAAGATAAAGGTAGACTTGAACAAATGGCTAAAAGAGCCAAACAAGCTGCTAATGAAACAAGAAATTTACAAGAAGGATTTGCTGGGGCAGCAGCTCAAGCTAAGTTAATGGCTAGAGCTCTAGAAATAGGAACCGCTGTGTTGGATGCTATGTTTACAGGGTTAATGAAAGCGGACGAGGAAGCTGCAAAACTAGCTAAGGATGTAAATTTAACTAAATCTGAAGCAAACGGTTTAAGACAAGAATTTGCCGCTGTAGCTTTAAATTCTGAAGAGTTGGCTATTACTACTAGTGGGTTAGTTGAATCTTTTGGACTACTTCTC